AAAGTTTTACCTGAAGTAATTAAACGTGCACCATTTGACAATGATGGAAAAGACGGCAGCAAATCTGGAGAATACTACCTAACAGTACAATATGAATTATTAATTCCTTTAATCATAGAGACAATCAAAGAACAACAAAGAGAAATAGAATCTCTGGAAGAGAGACTAAAGTAAGATGGCAACAGCAAATAATTTTGTCGCTAAGAATGGACTAACTGTAGGTACAACTCCAGTTATTGCAGCCAATGGTGTCTGGATTTCAGCAGCATCTTCTTATACTGGACCAACAGGAAGTCCAGGTGCACAAGGACCACAAGGAGTTCAAGGCGCTGCCGGTGTGCAAGGAACAAATGGAACACCAGGAAGTTCAGGTGCACAAGGTTCACCTGGTGCTCAAGGTACTCAAGGACCAACAGGTCCATCTGGTTTCCAAGGTCCTCAGGGGCCAACTGGCGCTTCAGGTGTTCAAGGTACTACAGGTAGCACTGGAACAACAGGTGTTTCTGGATTTCAAGGTACTCAAGGACCAACAGGTCCATCTGGTTTCCAAGGTCCACAAGGACCAACAGGTGCAACAGGAACAACAGGTGTTACGGGAAGTACCGGACCTGCTGGTTTTCAAGGTGTTCAAGGTAGTGCAGGTAGTACCGGACCTTCTGGCTTTCAAGGTCCACAAGGACCAACTGGCACAACAGGTACAACAGGCGCAACTGGAGGTACAGGACCTGCTGGTGTTCAAGGATCAACTGGTGCCACAGGCGGCACAGGACCTTCTGGTTTCCAAGGACCACAAGGAACAACTGGTGTAACAGGAACAACAGGGTCAACTGGTAGTCCAGGACCAGCCGGTGTACAAGGTTCAACCGGCTCAACCGGAGGTACAGGTCCATCAGGATTTCAAGGACCACAAGGTGGTAGTGGTGCACAAGGTTCCACTGGACCTACTGGATCACCTGGTCCTTCAGGTGTACAAGGTTCTACTGGTCCTACAGGACCATCAGGCGCACAAGGACCCACTGGTAGTACTGGACCAACCGGTGCAACTGGAAGTGTAACAACAACATCTACACCAAACATATCCACTCTTGGTGTAGGTTCTGCACCAGCAGGACCAACAGGTTCGATTCAAGCATCAGGTAACATTATTGCTTATTATTCAGATAGAAGACTGAAAGATATTATTGGCAATATTGATGGTGCATTGGAAAAAGTTATGTCTTTGAGTGGAATTTATTTTAGTCAAAATAGACATGCAGAAAAATTTGGTTACAAAAGAGATTTAACAAGACATGTTGGTGTTATAGCTCAACAAATTCAAACACATATACCTGAAATTGTTGTACCAGCTCCTTTTGACGTAGATGAGAATGGAAAAAGTAAATCTGGTCAAAACTATCTAACAGTTCATTATCACAAATTGATACCAGTTCTTGTAGAAGCAATTAAAGAACAACAACAAACAATTGCAAAATTAATGGAAAAAGTAAATGGCAACAGCAAATAATTTTGTAGTTAAAAATGGATTGACTGTTGGTACTACATCAGTCGTTGCAGCAAATGGTGTTTGGGTTGGTTCTACAACGAACATTTTAGGACCACAAGGACCTCAAGGCACTGTTGGTGCACAAGGACCACAAGGAGTTCAAGGTGCTCAAGGTGCAGCTGGCACTATTGGTGCTCAGGGTCCGCAAGGTCCGGCAGGAACACAAGGACCTGTGGGTGTTCAAGGTTCTACTGGTAGTACAGGACCAGCAGGTTTTCAAGGTACTCAAGGACCTACTGGTGCGTCTGGTGCACAAGGACCTCAGGGTCCAACCGGTGCACAAGGACCTGCCGGTGTTCAAGGTTCTACTGGTAGTACAGGACCTTCTGGATTTCAAGGCACACAAGGACCTCAAGGTTCTACTGGAGCTCAAGGACCACAAGGAAGTACGGGCACAACTGGAACACCAGGTGCACAAGGAACTACGGGTAGCACTGGACCTTCTGGTTTCCAAGGTACACAAGGTCCAGCTGGTTCTCCCGGTGCTCAAGGACCACAAGGTTCTTCCGGTGCACAAGGTAATCCAGGACCACAAGGACCACAAGGTTCTACTGGACCTTCTGGATTTCAAGGCACACAAGGACCTGCTGGCACATCTGGTGCTCAGGGACCACAAGGTTCAACCGGCACAACAGGTTCACCTGGTGCTCAGGGACCACAAGGTGGTACTGGACCATCTGGTTATCAAGGAGCACCTGGACCAACTGGACCCACAGGTTCACCAGGACCTACAGGTCCAACTGGAGCCACTGGACCAACAGGTAGCACTGGCAGTCCAGGCCCAACTGGTGCTCAGGGACCACAAGGATCAACAGGCCCAACTGGTCCGGCACCAACACAAGTTTCAGCTTTAGGTGTTAATACATCTGCTGGACCAACAGGTACAATTCAAGCAACAGGTAATATCACTGCATACTATTCTGATGGTAGACTAAAAGATATTATAAACAAAATCAATCAAGCACTTGAAAAAGTTATGACATTGAATGGTGTTTACTACACTAAAAATGATTTGGCTAGGTCGTTTGGTTATCAAGGAAACGAACGTGAAGTTGGTTTGATTGCACAAGAAATTAACGATGTGTTACCAGAAGTCATTGAAAAGGCTCCCTTTGACACAGATAAATATGGTAACAGCATTTCTGGTGAAAATTATTTGACCGTTATGTATGAAAGAGTTGTACCACTTTTGATTGAAGCATTGAAAGAGCAAAAGGCACAAATAGATTATTTGAATTCAAAATTGTGAGGTTGTTATGAAGGGTGAGTGGTGTTATTTTAAGCATCGTTATGATGCTAATACTTGTTATAAACTTATAAATGATGCATTGAAATTACCATCTCAAGATGCCGTTGTTGGCGTTAATGGTATCAGTACAGCAGTAGATACTTCTATTCGCAAAAGTAGAGTCACATTTCTAAGTGACAAAGACCCAAATTTCACTTGGTTGTTTGATGACTTGTGGAAAATGGCTATTGAAGCCAACAGAGACTTCTTCAACGTTCACATTTCCAAATTAGAGTTTGTTCAGTTTGCTGAATATGATGCAGCATATGAAGGTGAATATAAAGAACACCACGATGTATTTTGGTTGAATAATGATCCAGATTATCACAGAAAATTATCCTGTGTCATTCAGTTATCTAACCCAAATATTGATTATGAGGGTGGAGATTTTACTATCACAGAAGCAACTCAATCACTTGACCCAGATGTCAGAGAACAAGGAACTGCTATATTCTTTCCTTCAATGTTAAGACACAAGGCAGGCAAAGTAACCAAAGGAAAAAGATACAGTATAGCCGCATGGTTTGATGGGCCCAAGTGGAGATAAAATGAAGAAGGTGAAAATTGTTATGACCACCATGTTTCGTAATGAAGCATCGGTGATGAGAAGAATGTTAGAATCATGTTACAAATATATTGATTATTTCGTAATACAAAACAACGGTTCAACAGACGGTACAGACCAAATTGTTAAAGACTTCTTTACAGAAAAACAAATACCAGGTGTTCTTTACGATGTAGAAGAAGGATGGGTTGGCTTTGGTTGGAATCGTGACCACTTAATTCAATATACACAAAATATTGAACACGGTTGTGATTGGATTCTTAAGATGGATTGTGATGAAGTCTTAGAAATCGATGATGACTTTGATTGGTCCTTACTTGATGATACTTCAATACAATCATTTCATATACCAGCAGTAGCAGGTTCAAGTGTTTATTATCGTGCATGGATGTGGAATGCCAAATTGAAATGGCGTTTCAACCATGATCCGTGCCACGAAACAATCTATCTTGATGATGGCGTCACAGGTGAAAACTTTCAACGTGTAGATTTACCATTAACAATCAGACAAATTGGTTTCAATGAAGGCCAGAGTTGGTCAAATCCAACCAAATTTATTTCTGATGCACTCATCTTAGAAGAAAAGATGATTAAAGAAAACTCTATACTAACCGATTGGTATCATTTTTGGTACATTGGTAAAAGTTACTTTGATGCATATCAAGAACATTCATTTCCATTAGGTGAAACACAAAGAAAAGAGTTTGCCAGACGTTGTATTTACTATTTCAACGAATACGTATTCCATAGAAATGTACAAGGTGAAGATGAAATGTGTTACATGGCCAAGATATTTTCGGCCGAATGTTTGAAATTTATTGGTGATGTTGATGAAGCAATACAAACATTTCTTGATGCAGACAGATTTGCCACAGGAAGAAATGACCACTGGTGGGGTTTAGCACACACATATAATGAGTTGGGTGATTATGAAAGTATGTTAAAGTATACATCAATCATGATTCAGCCGGAAAGAACTTGTGCATTTCCAAGATATGTTGTTATGATAGACCGTTCAATGTACCATGATGGTGGCACCAGAATACAAGACCTACATAATTATGCGTTAGACAAATTGAACCCACCTAAAATATCTTATGTAAATGTGAACATGAAAAAGAAACTATTTGTTGTTGACAACTTTTATACTAATCCAGATGAAGTAAGACAAATTGCACTTCAAGCTGAATACAAAAGAGATATTCAGTATTATAAAGGACAACGCTCAGGTCCATTTAGATTTGATGGCATAAAAGAAGCATTTGAATCTATTATTGGTGAAAAGATTAACAATTGGGAAGAACACGGACATAATGGTTGTTTTCAAATTGTAACGGCAGAAGACCCACAGGTTTACCATCATGACCTACAAAAGTGGGCAGCAATGATTTATCTAACACCCAATGCACCAGTAGATTCAGGAACAAGACTGCATCGGTCCAGGTTAAACGGAACTATGCACATGAGTGATGATGACATAGAAGGTGCATTTGCAGGAGGTTTCTATGATGCATCCAAGTTTGAAACTATTGCCGATGCAGGCAATTTATATAATAGACTTGTGATTATGGATGCACAAAGCATTCATTCGGCAGGCAATTACTTTGGCCAAGATAATGAAACTGGTAGATTAACACACTTGTTCTTCTTTGATTAATATTATGAAAAATTTGAAGTTTAGTTTAATAACACCCGAACATAATCCAAACAATATTAAGTTTTTATTAGAACTTTATGATTCTATTAGAAATCAAACATATGAAAACTGGGAATGGGTATTATTCTTAAATAACAATTGTGTTATCGAAAACATTCCAGACATTATAAAAGATGACTGGCAAGTTAAAATCTTTAGAACAGAAGATAAAAACAGTAATGTTGGTGCAGTAAAGAGAGTTGCATTTGCATTGGCCACAGGCGATGTTCTGGTTGAAATGGACCATGATGACTTAATCACACCAGATTGTTTAGAAGAATTGAACAAAGCTTACCAAGACGATACAGTTGGTTTTGTTTATAGTGACAATGCAGTTCTTCACATGAAGAATGAGTTTGTACCATATGATGAAGGTAACGGATGGACATTTGAAATGTTCAACTGGAAAGGTCAAGAACTTCATGCAATGAAAAGTTTTGAACCAACAAGTCAAGCATTACAATACATTTGGTTTGCACCAGACCACGTTCGTTCTTGGCGTAAAACTGTATATGAAGAAATTGGTGGTCACAATTCAGAACTTTCTATCTGTGATGACCATGAATTGTGTATCAGAACCTACTTACACACAAAGATGGTTCGTGTACCAAAAGTCTTATACATATATCGAATCACGGGAGATAATACTTTCCTTGAACGAAATGAAGCCATTCAAGTCAAAACTGTAGAGTTACAAAGACAATATGCGAGAGTTCTGGCAGAAAAAGATGCCAAAGATAAAGGTTTATTGTGTGTAGACATTGGTGGTGGGTTAAATCCATATGAAGGTTATACAACAGTTGACCTTAGAGATACTGCTGATTATGTTTGTGACTTAAACAATGGTATTCCTTTACCAGACAATTCAGTTGGTGTATTAAATGCAAGCCATATCTTAGAACACTTGCACGACAAGACTAAGATTATGGGTGAGATACATAGGGTATTGGCACATGGTGGTTGGGCATTTATTGAAGTACCGAGTACCGATGGTCGTGGTGCTTTTCAAGACCCAACTCATGTAAGTTATTGGAATGAAAACAGTTTCTTGTATTACACAGATGCATATTTGGCTGGTTTTATAGATAATAAATCTATTAGATTCCAAGAATATCGTAGAGAAACACACTTTCCAAATGATTGGTTGAAAAGTCTAAATGTGTGTGTCACAAGTGCGTGGTTGGTTGCTGTAAAAGATGGAGGAGAGAGGTTTCCTGGTCCCCTAAAAATCTAATAGATAAATAGGGAATAACAGGAGATTTTTGCATGGCTTCAGCACCAATTTTAAATAGACAAGACTTTACAAATTATTGTTTACGTAGACTGGGTGCGCCTGTCATTGATATCAACGTAGATGAAGACCAAGTATCCGACCGTATTGATGATGCTATTCAATACTGGCAAGACTACCACTTTGATGGTGCACAAAAATTCTACTGGATTCACTATGTTACCGCAGATGACATTGCTCACCAATATCTGGATGCATCTCAAGCTACAGATGCAAACGGTAACAATGTAAGTATTCTTGGTATTACCCGTATTTTTCCTTTGACTGATTCTCAAGCAACTATAAATATGTTTGACTTGAGATACCAATTGCGTCTAAATGAGTTGTATGACTTTACTTCTGCGTCCTACATCAATTACACATTAACTCAACAACACTTACGTTCTTTGGAACTACAGTTCACTGGTGAAGTTCCTATTCGTTTTGTACGTAATATGCAGAGACTGTATATTGATTGGGCTTGGGGTAGTGGTTACGAAGTAGGTGTGGGTCAAGTTGTTGTATCAGAATGTTATGGTGCAATTGATCCGAATGAGTATCCAAATGTATGGAATGACCGTTGGTTAAAAGAATATGCCACAGCACTCATTAAGAGAACTTGGGGTGAGAACATGAAAAAATTTGGTGGACTACAACTACCTGGTGGTGTCACATTAAATGGCAAAGAAACTTATGATGAAGCTATGGAAGAAATTGCCAGATTAGAGAAAGACATGATTGAAAACTATGGCGGTCCGCTAGAATGGTTCTTGAACTAACATGGCAACAAGTCAATATTTTAATCTTTATGGGTCTAGACCAGACCAAAAAATCATTGAAGACTTAATTGTAGAATCCATAAAAATTATGGGTTTTAATGCTTATTATCTTCCTAATGATAACGATGCAGCTCGTGACCTTCTTTATGGTGAAGATCCGGTTAAGAAATTTAATACCGCTTTTCCGTTGGAAATGTATCTTTCTAATGCCACAGAATATAATGGCGACAGAGAAATGTTTACCAAGTTTGGTTTGGAAATTCGCAATCAAGTTTCAGTGATTGTTTCTAAAAGAACTTTCAGTCAAAGAGTACCACAAAATACATTCACAAGACCACGTGAAGGTGATTTAATCTATATTCCAATTTTGAATGGCCAAGGTGAACTTTATGAGATTAAATTCACCAATCAAACAAAAGACTTTTTTCAATTGGGTAGAAAATTGCCTTATTTTTATGAATTGGATTTAGAGAAATTCAAATACTCACAAGAAGTTATTTCTACTGGTATACCGGACATTGACATTGTTGTATATGATTCGGCTTACACAATACATTTGAATACTGGTACTGGTTCGGGAACATACAATTTACAAGAATTGGTATTTCAATCTCCTGATAATACTTACGCCAATGCAACAGCTGTGGCTACAATTCAATCTTGGGTTCCATCTGCATCACAAATGGCAGTAACCAATATTTCAGGTGTGTTTGCAGACGGACAAGTAGTTATTGGTAACACAAGTGGAGCAAGTTATGTTGTAACAACATACGATCCTCTAGAAGTTCCAGCAGTAAAAGAACCATATGATAATAGTTTAATTAGTAGTTCAGCTTCTGCGATATTAAATACATCTGAGACTAATCCGATAGGTGGTTTATAATGTCTAATACCACTTACAATAGAATGATTCGTAAACTAACAGTTGCTTTTGGCAATCTGTTTGATAACATTACGTTGATTCGTTATAATCCAGATGAAACAGAACAAGAAAGATTTATTGTTCCATTGGATTATGCAACAAAAGAATTGTATGTAATGCGTCTACAAGGTGATCCAAACCTTGATAAAAAGATTCAAATGGCTTTGCCACGTATGTCATATGAGATGAACGGTATTTCATATGACGCAAGCCGTAAACAACAAACAAATATAAAGAACTTTGCATATACAGGTTCACAATACCTCTCACAATATACACCAGTACCATATAACTTTGATTTTAGTCTTTATCTTTATGTTCGTAATATTGAAGATGGCAATCAAATTATAGAACATATTTTACCATATTTTTCACCAGATTATACGATAAAAGTTAACATGATTCCAGAAATGGGAATCATAAAAGAAGTACCTGTTGTACTAAATAACACCACATATGATGTAACTTATGAAGGTGATAGAGATTCAGATACCAGAATGGTTATTTGGACTTTAAACTTCACAGTTAAAGGTTTTATTTTTGGTGTCATTAATGACAATGTTGGTTTAATTCAAACATCCATCACAAATATATACAATAATATAGATGATGAACATAATGTTCTGTTTGAAATGAATGAAGTCGGCACAGGAAAATATAAGATTGGTGAAATTGCATATCAAGGTACATCACCTTCATTTGCAACAGCAACTGGTAAAGTAGTTTCATATCAAAACTACAATTTGGTTCTTTCTGACCTGACAGGCAATTTTGTTTCAAATCAAAATATTATTGGCCAAACATCAGAAGCAACCAGAAAGTTTTTAAACTACAAAGTTGTACCAATTGAACTTGCTAAAATTGTTGTTTCTCCAGTTTACGGTGATGTATTTGAAGATTTGTCATCAGAAACTGGTTCAGATGATTTAAGAACTGATGTTGGTGTGGAAGATATGTCAACCGAAACGGCTAATTCTGGACCATTCACCATTAATACTACCATTACGGAATATCCAAATACATAAAAGGTTAAAAAATGTCAAAGACGTTACAATTTAGAAGATATACAACAAGTAACCTTGCTAGTATTACTGGCGCCTCTGGTGAATTGATTGTTGATACTACATTAAATCAAGTCACAGTACATGATGGTAGTACAGCAGGTGGTTGGTATGCAGCTAATGCAATCACTTTGCAAACAGTTTGGAATACCGCTAATGCGGCAGCTAATGCGGCTGGTTCAGATTTAGCAAATACAGGTGGTACACTAACAGGTAACTTGTTGATTACTGGCA